GAATCTAAAGTTAAGATTCAGGAAATAATTGACAATCAATTACCTGAGTTTGTTTTAAGCGAATCTCCTGAGACGGTAGATTTTTTAAAACAATATTATATTTCTCAAGAATATCAGGGTGGCCCTGTTGATATTACAGATAATTTAGATCAATATTTAAAATTAGATAATTTAACACCTAATGTAGTAGTTGATTCTACAACATTGAGTTCCGATATTAGTAGTGATGCTACTACTATTGAAGTTTCTACTACTAAGGGATTTCCTAAAGAGTATGGACTACTAAAGATTGGTAGTGAGATTATTACATATACTGGCCTAACTACAAATACCTTTACTGGATGTGTTAGGGGATTTTGTGGTATTACTAGTTATCATCAAGAATTAAATAAAGGAGAATTAGTTTTTAGTGATACTACAGCAGAACCACATAAAGCAGATGAACCTATACAGAATTTAAGTGCTTTATTTCTTAAGGAATTTTACAAAAAACAGAAATCCACTTTAACACCTGGTTTAGAAGACGTTTCTTTTGCATCTAATGTAAATGCTGGCAATTTTATAAAGAATGCAAGATCATTATATGAGTCAAAAGGTACAAATGAGTCATTTAGAATTTTATTTAATGTTCTTTATGGGGAAACACCTAAAGTTATTAATTTAGAGGACTATTTACTTAAGCCATCTTCAGCTGATTTTGTTAGAAGAGAAATAATAATAGCAGATTTAATTTCTGGTGATCCTTCTAAATTGGTGGGTCAAACAATATTTAAAGAATCAGATTTAAGTACAAATGCATCTATTTCAGAAGTAGAACCTTTTACTAGAGTTGGAGTAGCTTTAACTGAAAATAAGCAATATTATAAAATTTCACTTTTTATGGGATATGATGAATCTGCATCAACCATACAAGGTAATTTTACAATTACTCCTGCTTCTAAATGTTTGGTAGGTGTTTCTGCTGGATCTTCTACAATACTTGTAGATTCCACTGTAGGATTTGGAACAACAGGTACTATTGTTTCTGGGATTAATACAAATATTAATTATACTAGTAAAAGTATTAATCAGTTTTTTGGATGTACAGGTATTGGAGCATCAATACAAACTGCAGATGTTGTAAGAAATGATGATATCTATTTTGGATATGAGGATGGTGATAGTGACGGTACAAAAGTTCAGTTAAGACTGACTGGAGTTTTATCCGATTTTAAACAAGTATCTAAAGATATTACTATAGATGAAGGTGAAATTATTAGTGTTAGTAATATTGGAGATTTAATTGAAAATCCTGATACTAATAAGACTTATAAAGAAATATTTGCAAATTCATGGATATACAATACTAGTGTAAGATTTAAGTTGGCTAGTATAAACAATGCTACTTGCACAACTAAGGGAGATATTGATAGATCAAGTCTTAAAAAAGATGATAAGGTTGAAATAGTTGAATCTAATTCAAATACTGTAGTATTTGGTGGAGATGGAAATCTTAAAGTTAATGAGATTGTTGATAGAGTTATAACTTTAAGTGTTAATACAAATCTTCTAGCATTGGAAGAGGGGATATATGATATTAGAAGAAGAATTAATACTGCTTTTAGTGATATAGTACCCCTAAAAGATGGAAAGATAATTTCTGATGTTCAGAATTTGTATGTGGGTAGTGCTAATACTACCTATATTGCATCCAATTCTTTACCATCAGGAAGAAGTGGACTTGTTACATCCAATTATATTAATACCATAGGAATTGATATTGAAACAGTTGTAGCAGCTGGGTTAACTGATCAGAGTTCCTTAACTGATAATTACCAAACTATACAATTTAATAATGAATTAAAATTTATAGATGGTGATAAGGTTTATTATGAACCTGAATCATGGCAAACTCCTTATATTGGATTGGATACAGGATCCTATTATGTTGGAATAGGAACTACTACAAAAGAGATGAAGTTATATACATCTAGATCTTTTGTAGATGGCACTAATTTTATAGAATTAAATGTTCCATCTAGTAGTAGTGGAATTAATACTGGTGGTCATAGATTTACTTTAGATTCTCAGAAAACAAATATAATAGGACCTCAGAAATTACTTAAAAAATTCTCTTTAGAATCAACTATTAATAGAGGAACTCAAGTTAAAACATCTACAGGTTCCATTGGAATGTTAATTGATGGAGTAGAAATTACAAATTATAAATCTAATGATAAAATTTATTATGGGCCATTAAAAAATGTAAACATTTTAAATAAAGGAAGTGATTATGATGTTATTAATCTCCCTAAAATAGATATTGAACCAGGTATTGGTATTACAGCATTAATACAACCAGTAGTTAGTGGTCCAATTATAAAAATCGATGTAGATCCTCAAGGATTTGATATAGAAAGAGTCGTATCTATTGGTGTTAGTGGTGGAAATAGTAATGCTGTATTAAATCCAGTAATTATTAAGAAAGCTAGGAGTGTTAACTTTGATGGTAGGTCAACTACTAATTCTGGAGGAATTAATACTGCCACAAGTCAACTTACATTCCTCGAAAATCATAGATTTAGAAATAATCAGCAGGTAATTTATAGTTCTAACGGAAATAATGGAATAGGTCTTGGTATAGGATCTTCTTCTCTAGTTAATCATTCAATTTATTTTGTAAATGTTATCAATAATGATACCGTTCAATTATATTCTTCTCTTAATGACTCTATATCAGGCATTAATACTGTAGGATTTGGTACAACAAGTCTTGCAGGGGTGCATAAATTCACAACTCTTCCTGATCAAACCTCAGTTACTGGTATTGAAGTTGTAAATGGAGGTGAATTTACTAATAGAAAGTTAATTGTTAAACCTAGTGGTATTTCAAGTGCTTATAATACTGTCAATTTCGATAATCATGGGTTTGAAGATGGTGAAATAGTAGAATATTCCACTACTGGAACATCTATATCAGGATTGACCACTACAAATCAATATCAAATCAATAAAATTGATGATAATTCCTTTAAATTGACCGATGCAGGAATTGGAGGAACAATAAAAAGCAATTATACGTCAAAAAATTATGTAAGTTTAGGATCTACTGGAACAGGGTATCATAATTTTGCTTATCCAGACATTATTGTCTCTTTAAACTATACTCCTGTTGGATTTGGAACCACTACTCAAACTGTAGAATCCATGGTTCTTACTCCTACGGTAAGAGGATCTATTATTGATGCTTATCTTTATGAAACTGGGACTGGGTATGGCTCTTCTGTATTAAATTTTGAAAATAAACCAATAATTTCTATAAAAACAGGTAAGAATGCTCAATTAGAACCCATAATAGTTGATGGTAAAATTAATGCTGTTAATCTTCAATATGGTGGTGAACAATATTTCTCCATTCCAGACTTAAATCTTATAGATTCTAGTGGTAAAGGTAGTGGAGGTTCCTTACGACCTATTATTACCAACAATAGAATAACTAGTATAGAGATTATTAACCCAGGAATTGGATACTCTAGTATAGATACCTCAATAAATGTTGTTGCAGCAGGAAAAAATGCCTTAATTGATGTTAATGTAAGACCATTAAGTATTGATATAAGTAAAAAATACCAAAGTAGTGAATTATTGTTACCAACTTCTACTGATTTGGGATATAGTGTGAGTGGATATAATCAAAATTATATGAATTCATTCGGTGAAGATGCTACACAAGCTTCTAAAATCATTGGATGGGCTTATGATGGTAACCCAATTTATGGTCCTTATGGTTATCCTGACCCAAATACTGCATCTTCAGTAAAAAAATTAGAACCAGGTTATGACATTGACACTTCTAATGTTTTTGATAGACCTTCAACTCATACTTTTGAACCTGGATTTTTTGTAGAAGACTATAAATTTACTAATTCTGGAGATTTAGATAGAAATAATGGAAGATTTGGTAAAACTCCCGAATTTCCTGATGGAATTTATGCATATTTTGCAACTGTAGATGATAGTGTTGCTCCTATAGTTCCAAAATTCCCATATATTATTGGCGATTCTTATAGATCGGTACCATTAAGTCAAAATATTGATCAATCTTTTGATTTCTCAACATCTGATCTTATTAGAAACACATTTCCTTATAAAGTTTCTGATAAAAATGCTGATAATGATTTTATAATTGAGACAAATGAGATTTCAAGACAAAAGGCTGTTATAGAATCCGTAACATCTGGTTCAATTGATCAATTATCGGTAATTTCTTCAGGGGATAATTATAAAATTAATGATTCCTTAATATTTGATGATACTAATACTAATGGTAGTGGATTAATTTCTAAAGTTTCCTCATTAAAAGGTAAAGATGTTGTAAATGTAAGTACTGCAACTAGTTCTTATAGTGACGTAGTATTTACGTGGGTGGATAGTCAAAATGTAAAGGTTAATATATTACCATCTCATAATTGGGAAAATAATGATAATATTATAGTTTCTGGTCTTTCTACTCAATTATCAGAATTAAATGGGGACAATTTAGTAGGATTAACTACTTCAGTGGCATCATTAACATATCCACTTGGATCGGTTTCGTCAATAGTAGGTGTAAGTACGGAAATATGGATTTCTAGGATTCCTGAGAATGTTTCTGTAGGAAGTAGTATTAAAATTGGAAACGAAACCTTAAAATTATTAGAAGTTTATAAAAATAATAATTTAATAAAAGTTGAAAGAGGAGCTATTGGCGTATCTCATACAGCCACTTCTCTAGTAGCGTTTGTACCTGATTCTTTTAATATTAAAAAGTCGGTTAATGCATTTGATTCTAAAGTTAATAATAAAGTTTTCTTCAATCCTAAGCAAGCAATAGGTTTTGGTACAATAACTGGAATATCTTCTTCCATGACATTTGATTTTGCTAATGTAAGTATTATTAGAGATGTTCCTACTCAGCAAATTTATCTTGAAGATCATCCTTTCAGTGAAAATGAACAAATAAGTTATTCAGCTGGAACGACTGGAAATATTTCAATTTCAGATTCTTCTACAAGTTCTACTTATACATTACCTTCCACAGTATATGTGTCTGACAAATCTGCAAATAGGATTGGAATAAAAACTGGTATTGGAACCATGTTCTCGGATGTTTATTTCCGTAGTGGTGGTGATGATTATGATAATTATTCCTTTGAGAGTAATTATTCACAAGTAACAGGAAAAGTAGAGAGAATTAAGGCAACGGTATCTCTATCAACTTCTCATAACTTAGAGAGGGGAGATATTGTTGACTTAACTATTAAACCAAATTTATCTGTTGGTATTGGAACTTCTACATCAGTTGTTTTGCAAAGACAAGATAGTACAGGTTATATTTTGGTTAATCCTATAGGATTTAATTCTACAGGTATTAATACTACTACCAATGAATTAACTTTAAGTTCTCATGGATTAAAAACTGGAGATAAAATATCTTATTCTGCAGATCTTTTCCCAAGTGGAATATCTTCCGATAATTATTATGTTTATAAAGTTAATGAAAATATAATAAAATTATCAGCAACTTCGGTTGATGTAGAGAGTGATCCTCCAGTTACTATAGGGTTTGGATCTACTGGTGGCGTTGATCAAATTATTTCACAAGTAAATCCACAACTTTCAGTTCTAAAAAATAATAATTTGATTTTTGATTTATCTCATTCTTCATTGAAAGATTTTAAATTTAAATTATATTATGATAATGAGTTTAAAAATGAATTTGTTTCCACTGCTTCTACAATATTTGATGTTGTAGATGTGGGAACTATAGGAGTTAATGCTACTTCTACTATTAATTACAATAATAAACTACCAGCAACATTATATTATAATCTAGAAAAATCAGGATTTATTAGTACCACAGATACTACTTCTCCTAATTATTCTGAAATAAAATTTAGTGATAGTACTTATAATTCTTCATACAATATTATTGGAGTAGGTAATACTACTTTTGATGTTTCATTAAAAGAAATACCTGAAAAATTATCTTATACGTCTTCTGAGTGTGATTCTTTAGAGTATACTACTTCTTCTTTGACTGCAAAGGGTGGTATTAATAATGTTAGTATTTTATCTGGTGGAATTAATTATAAAAAATTACCTAATTTTGTTGGATCTTCTTCTACGGAAGGAACAGGCGGATCTATTGTAGCTAAATCAACGAATGTTGGTAATTCTAATAAAGTAAGAATTATTAATGAGGGATTTGAGTATTCTTCTGATAAGACATTGCAACCTGCTGCTTTTATTTCTCCACTTATTATTATTGAAAACTCTAATACAATAGGTGTTATTACAGTAACTTTTGGTGGAAATGATTATATAAATGCTCCTCTTATTAAGATGGTTAATCCTACTACCAGAGAAGTAATTAATAGTGGTCTTCTTGAAGCAGAATTAATTAATACTACAATATCTAATATCAATCCTATAGTTCTTCCAAGTGGACTTCCTAATGGTGGAATAGAATTATTTGCCATACAGAATAGTAATGGAGTTTCGATTAGTACTATTTCTTCTAATTCAACAGGAATATTTACATGTTTTATAAACACTCCTTCAGCAGGATTTGGGACTGCACCTTTTAATGTTGGTGATGAGGTATTCATTGAAGATGTTGTTAGTACTGGAGGTACAGGATTTAATTCTGCAGATGTTGGATATAGATTTGCTAAAGTTAGTGGATATACTGTAGCTGCGAGTGGAAGTAATGATTCTGTGACTATAGATTTGGCAGGAATAAGTACTAATCCTGGTATAGCAGCTACAGATCAAAGTAACATAGCTTCTCTTATAAACAAAAATAATTATCCTACCTTTATAAGCAATTTAGTGCCATCATCCTTTAGTAAAGGGGAAAAAATATTATCCAATTCTATTGAAAGAGACTTGATTATTACAAGTACTGAAAGTGATTATATTAAAGTTTCTGGTACTTATGTCTTAAGTGTTAATGAAATAATAACAGGAAAGGATTCAGGTACGGTAGCTAAAATTAATGATATTACTGCGAATAATGGTAGATTTACAGTTAATTATATGGTCAAGAAGGATATTGGATGGGCAGATGATATTGGATCATTAAATTTAGATACTCAAGTTACTCCTGATAATGACTATTACCAAAATATGTCATACACTATTCAGAGTACACGTACTTTTGATCAATTAAGAAGTCCTGTTTCTTCTTTACTTCATACTAGTGGTCTTAAGAACTTTGCTAATACAGGAATTACCTCAACCTCCTTTGTTGGAATAGGTAGTACAGATTTTTCAATTGCTATTCAGGATATTACTGAAGATAGTAGAGTAGATACAATTTATAATTATGCATATGCTTTAGATTTAGGATCGGGAAATTCTTCAAATGCTATAAAAACACCAAATAAAGTTTTTACTGCATATACTTTAGCGAAAAGTAATGAAGTTTTAAAAATTGATAATATAAAAGATCAATTCTCTAATTTAGCAAGTGATTTAACTACTTATCTTAATATTTTAGAAATAGACTCTACTATATCATTTAAGAATTTCTTATTTAGAGTTAGTAATTTAAACCATACTGATGTTCAACTTACAGAGTTGGTGGTATTAAATAATGGATCTAATTGCATACTTTTACAAAAAGGTGATTTGGAAGATGAAGGATCTATTGGATCATTTAATATTGAAACTAATTCAGAGGGTAAGACTTATTTGAGGTTTAACCCTTTACCAAACAGTGATGATTTTGATTATAATATTAAAGCAATTGATTTGGATTATTTAAATAATACAGGTATTGGAACTCAATCATTAGGATTTATTGATCTTACAGGAACTGTTGGAATATCTACATTTGATAGTATTCTTGGGGTTACTACAACTTCTATTATAAGTGTAGATTCTACCAAATATAATTCATTATATGTACAAACACATTTAATTAACCAAACAACATCTGAGATGAATTATGTTGAATTATATGTTACTCATGATGGAACAGATACTTATATTGCAGATTCTTTTGTAGATACTCATAGTGAAAGAAGTGGTTATTCTGAAACTCTCATGGGAGAATTTAAAGCTGATTTGACTGGATCATCATTCTCTTTACAATATGTAAATAATTTAACCGATGAAATTAAATTTAATTCTAATATAGTTGGTTTTGGATCAACTTCAAGTGGAACTGATACGTACAGATTCTCCTCTCCTACTGAACCTGCAGGTTCTGAAAGAACTTTAATTTATCAATCAAATTATGTTGTTGGAGTAGGAACTACTACTGCAGTTACATTAAATAAAAATTTATTTAATGCAAATAAATCTATAGTTGAAGTGAGTGTTGGTTCTACTAGAGCTGTTCATCAACTTATGATAAATCATGAGGGTACGGATGTTTATGTTCAATCAGGCCCAATTCTTTCTAATGCAGGGGATGTTGAAATTGATACACGATTAGGAATTGGAACTTTTGGTGCTGAATATGATTCTAGTGATTTTATATTAAAGTTCTATCCTGAAACTGAGTTTATAACTGACAATATTCAAGTTTCTTCATTAAATAAAGTTTTTTATACAGATACTGATTTTGCTAATAGTTTAACTGTCCCAGCTTTAACGTATGGTTCAGCAGTAGAATCCTTTAATTTATATGCTTACAATGCTATTAATGGTAGTAGAATTAATAAAACTGATTTTGTATTAAAGAATAATAAGACTCCTATTTTTGCAAAGAGATTTAATCCTGCTACATCATCTATTATTCCACTTAATGGTAATAAATTTAATATTGATAATCATTTCTTTAGAACTGATGAAGAATTAATTTATACTCCAGGATCTACTTTTGTTGGTGTAGGTTCTACTCCAATGCTATATCAGAGTTCTACAGGAGCTGTTGATGAACTTCCATCTACAGTTTTTGCTATTAGAGATAGTGCTGATACTTTCCAGATATCCACGACTAGAGGTGGAAGTGCTGTTACTTTTGTTGGAATTGGAACTGGAAATGATCATCAATTTGAGATGGCAAAGAGTAATACAAAATCTATTATTACTATTGATAATGTAATTCAGTCTCCCATAGCTTTTGTACCTTTATCATATACATTAGAGAATAATACTGATGATGCTAGTACTGGAATTAGTACTGTAAGAACTATATTCTCTCTAAGTGGAATTTCATCATTAACTACTTTGGATATATTAAAAATTGATAATGAATATATGAAGGTTATTAATGTTGGTGTTGGAACAACTACCGTTGGTCCAATATCGGGTGTGGGATCTACAAATCTTGTAGAAGTTGAAAGGAAGTTTATTGGATCTGCGTCAACCAATCATACTAATTCATCAACTATTAACATTTATAGAGGATCTTATAATATTAATGGTGAGAAGATATGGTTCACTGATCCTCCTAAAGGAAATCCACAATTGATTAAAAATGCTAGTAATTTAAATTATGCAACTTCTGATTTTGGAGGAAGAGTTTATTTGAGAGATGATTATGATTCTAATCAGGTTTATGATGATATTTCCGACCAATTTACTGGAATAGGGGAAACATATACTTTAACAAATGCAGGAGTTAATACTGTAGGGTTTGGAACCACGGGAGGTAATGGATTATTATTAATTAGTAATATTTTCCAATCCCCTACTGCTGAGAACAATCCTTCCAATAATTTTGAAATTCAAGAAGATGCATCAAGTGGAATAAGTAGTGTAAGATTTACAGGTATTAGAACATCTAGTGATGATCCTGTGGTTATTAGTGATACTGATGTAAATCAAAATGAATTGCCCAGAGGTGGATTAATTATTTCTCTAGGATCCACACCAGTATTAGGATATGCACCAGCAGTAGGAGCACGTGCATATTTAGAAAAAGATTCTGATGGAGTTATTACTAATGTTGTAGGTATTGCTACTACAGGACCTGCCTTTTCTATTACTACTTCAACCTATAATAATGAAACTGGTGTATTGCAAATTACTACAGAAGAAGCACATAATTTTGAAGCAGGTATCATTGCTCAAGTTAAATTATCTGGATTAGCATTTACATGTCCAAGTGGATCTGGTATTACTACAACTATATTCCCCGAATCACCAGTAGGGTTTGGAAGTACAAGTATTGATTATAGTATATTAAGTATTGGATCTACTAATACATTTACTACAAATGTTGGTGTGAGTACTATCCCTCACACTTATAATAGTGGTGGATCGGTAATGCCTTGGTATGGAAATGCAACTATTGGTTCAGGATATACAGGATCTACTATTTCTATAGGGGTAACAGATGTTTCATATGATCATACGTTTATAAGTGGTGTTTCTACAACATTATATGTTACTAGTTGGGCTGGTACAGGTTTAACAGCGACAACTGCATCATATGTTCCAACAAGTGGAGATTTAACTTTAACTGTCCCTTCTCATGGATTAACAACATCTGATAATGTTGGAATTAGAACTAATTCTTTAATATTCACATGTTCTAAAGATGATAATGCTACTGAACATTCTTATCCTAGACCTACTGATCCAGTAGCAGGTGTTGTAACATCCATTATTTCTTATGATGATGATACCTTTACAGTAAATGTTGGATCCAGTGTAGGATCAGATGCAGAGGTTACGGCCACAGTAGGTGCTGGTGGTACTCTATCCTTTACTATTGGGGCAGGAGGTACAAATTATACTAATCCATACTTAGATATCCCTGAAGCATCGTATACTAACCTTTCAGTTACTGGTGTTTCTAGATTGGGTATAGGTGCAACTACTGAGACTGGAGTAGGTTTATTATTAAATGTAAATGTTAGTGCAAGTTCTACTGTTAGTAGTGCTTCTACTTATTTTGAGGTTCCTAATTGGGAAATTTCTAGACAGGGATATGGATTCAAAAAAGGAGATGTATTTACTCCTGTAGGATTAGTAACTGATGCTAGTTTATCTTCTCCAATATCTCCTTTTGAATTAACAGTATTAGACACTTATAATGATAGTTTTGCTGCTTGGCAATTTGGTCAATTTGATTATATTGATTCTATTAAGAGTTTACAAGATGGATCTAGAAAGAGATTTGAATTAAGATATGATAATGAACTTTTAAGTTTCCAAATTGATTCAGAAAATAGTTTCGCTGGTGTGAATCTTGCTAATTGTTTATTGATTGTTGTAAATGGTGTGATACAAGAACCTGGTGTTTCTTATCGTTTTGACGGAGGTACATCTTTTGCATTTATAGAACCACCACAACCAGAAGATGAAATTTCAATATTCTTCTATCGTGGAACGAGTGGATCTGATACTGAAATAATAACAAATGTATATCCATCTCTAAAAGTGGGAGATACTGTTCAATTAGATAAGATTTTAAATGATGTTAAAAATCAACAACCTCGTGTAGCTATTGCTATTACTGCTACTGATACTATAGAAACTAATCTCTATAAAGGAGTAGGTATTACAACTGAAGAAAAATCATTAAATTGGACAAAACAAAAAGTAGATAGAATAATAAATGGTCAATTGGTTTACAAATCTAGACCTTCTTTAGAACCATTAATATTCCCTACTGCAAAAATTATTGGTAATCTTACAACTACAGATACTGAAATATTTGTAGATGATGCTTCATTCTTTGATGAAGAAGGAGAAATTTCAGGGTCTTCACCAATTAGTGGAAGAGTGGTAGATAATAGTGTAACTCGTGTTTCTGCTGCTATTACTGCTATAGTATCTACTGCAGGTACTATTTCTTCACTTGATATTGTAAGTGGTGGTAGTGGATATCTAGGGGCAACCACTTCTTTATCCATAGGTATTCCAACTACAGGTATTGGAACTACTGCAAATCCAACAGCAACAGCAACAGCAACTATAACTGATGGTTCTATTACTTCAACTGAAATAACTGCTCAAGGATTTGGATATACAACATCTGCTCCTCCCAATGTTTTAGTAACTCTTCCTTCATTTACTTCTGAATTGATTGGAAATATCACTTCTGTTAAAGGTTTCTCTGGAATTATTACTGGAATTGGTACGACCACAGGTGATGGTGTTCCATTAGCACTTAAGTTTAGTTTATTTGCTTCAAATTATAATGATTTAAATATCAATTATCCGATTTATATTTCTAATACTACTGTAGGAACAGGGGTTACTTCAATATTTGATTCTGATAGTGAAGTGGTCGGTATAGGTACAACTTTCTTAGATAATATTTACAATATCAATAATGTATGGAATTCTGGTACGGCTGGCATTATTACATGTAATATAAAATCTGATACGACTGTGGTTGGATTATCAAGTACTGGTAGTTCTATGGATGCTATTGGTAGATTCTCTTGGGGTAGATTGGGTGGTTCATTTACAAGAAGTAGTGAACCAATAGCATTAGGGGTAACTGGATTAACTATTAATTCTGGATTAACTACTTTCCCAACAATTCAACGTCGATCAAGTGGATTGAGAGATACTGGAGCTCTGGATCCTTTCTATTCATAATACTCTTATAAATACCTAAAAACTAATTAATATGTCTGCTGTAGTCACAGATCAATTTAGAATATCTAACGCTGGTAATTTTGTAGATTCTGTACTAGATACTAATAATTCTTATTATGTATTTCTAGGTCTGAGTAATCCTACAACCCCAAACCCTGGGTTTGGTAGAACATCAGATTGGAATACTGCTGCTTCTGGTCCTCCTAATCCCATTGATAATTTCAGTTATGAATGGCAATATGGAAGTACTTCTCTTTTTGGAAAAAAGATTAATAGTACTAATATTAGAAGAGTTATAAGGAAAGTAGAATGGAAAGTTAATACTGCCTATGATATGTATAGGCAAGATTATAGTGTTACGAATAAAGCTCCAGTTTCAGATACTGCAAGATTGTATGATGCGAATTACTATGTAATTAATAGTGATTTTAATGTTTATGTTTGTATAAGCAATGGATCTTCTGGTGAAGATCTTGATGGTGTTAATTCTAAATTTGAACCCACATCTACTGATTTAGAACCATTTGCTGCAGGTGCGGATGGTTATATTTGGAAATTTCTCTTTTCAGTGTCTCCGAGTGATATTATTAAATTTGATTCTACTGAATATATTGTTGTTCCTAATAATTGGGAAACCACCACTAATTCTCAAATACAGAGTGTAAGAGAAGCAGGTGATTCGACAGTTAATTTTAATCAAATAAAAACAATCTATATTAAAAATGCGGGAGATGGATATAAGAATGGACCTTATAATGTAAATATATTAGGTGATGGTACAGGTGCCCAAGCTTCTATAGTGGTTGCTGGTGGTAAAATTACATCCGCAGTAATAACAGCAGGTGGAAGTGGATATACTTATGGTATGGTAGATTTGGGTGATGCTCAACCAGATGGGGTTCCTACTACGTTTGCAGATTTAATTGTTATTATTCCACCCTCAAGAGGTCATGGATACGACATTTATAAAGAATTAGGTGCTGATAGAGTTTTGGTGTATGCAAGATTTGATGATTCAACTAAAGATTTTCCAATAAGTACAAAATTTGCACAAGTTGGAATTGTAAAGAATCCATCAACTTATACTTCTATAGGATCTACATATACATCAAGTGAATATTCTTCCTTAGGAGCTATAAAATTAGATGATGGTAATACAGAAGGAGGAACAGGATATTGGAGTACTACTCCAACTATTGGTTCTAAAATAGAACAATCCGTAACTAATGGAACAGCTAAAGGATATGTTGCATCCTATGATAAAGAAACTAGTGTT